ATATAAGGGCAGGAAACCCCCTTGGGGGGGTTGGGGGGGCAGCTAATAAGAACGCTGCCCCATCAAGGGCAGCTAGCTAGAAGCAAACAACACAGTAGAAGTCCGCATCAAAGCGGACAATTCTAGTACAACACAATTAGCAAGCTAGCTTGCTCGCACAAGAAACATGCTCGCACTTGAGTACGCGCGTAGGCGCGCGAAACGAGCCATGCCCCGAGCAAAGCAGATCTGTTCCACGGCCGGATGTCTCCGGACCGTGAAGACGCGAGGCAAGTGCCTAGAATGCCAACCGCCCGGATGGGCGGGATTCACGAGACGCAACAGTCTTCCGTCGAACTGGACAACCCTACGGCTAAGAATCCTCCGGCGAGACAGCTTCACGTGCTACCGATGCGGTAGCGGGGAAGCGAGCGAAGTTGACCACATCGAACCCGGAGACAATCACGATCCGTCGAACCTCGCCGCAATCTGCGCCGAGTGTCACAAGCGGAAGACAGCCAGGGAGTCTCAGGAAGGCCGTAGACGCGCGCAGGAAGCGCGCCGCAGACATGACTAAGCCCCCGCCGTAGCGGGGGCTTAGCTTCCTACCTACAGAGCATCGCTAGAGCGAAGCTGCCGGATAATGCCCGGGGCGTAAACCTCGGAGCCATCGAACATGAGCCGGACGGCGTAAGGCCGTCCATACTCGGAACGACCTACCCGGTAGATCCGTCCACGGCGGTGGTAGAAGCCCTCCGCCAGAGGCGGCCTTTCCCACTTGCGAGGCTGACCCTTCAGTACCTCTATGTAGGCACCAGCCGTGCGCCTGGTGAGCATAGACGCAATGACGTCTATGTCACGGGGAGGATAAGCCAGATCCCGAGCGATGCTCTTGATTAACGAGATCTGGCCATCAGTGGCCATCTCTTCCTTCTTACGCACCAGTCTTTCCTTTCGGTTGGTGCTTCCTGCTGACAGGAAGAACCATACCGACACGTGTACACGCTTTGCAAGTTGGCAGAACCACGAGAGTGGCTCGCACACACAGTGCATGTAACACGGAGTGAGCAATACCAGGGGGTACCACCACGGTTCAAAAATTTAAGAACAGTGGAGGGGCTGTGCCTCGCAGGATGTACGGGTCTGGCATCTCTGTGTAATTGACGCCAATTACCCATGGTGACCAGCGCTTAGGGCCTCGAATCGGCCAATCAATTTTGAGGTGAATCGGCATCCGTCGCGTACTGGATACTTACTGCTGCGCTGGCGGGGCTGGGATGGGCTATCACTTAGCCGGCCTCGACGTGACCGGCGTGGACATTGCCCCGCAGCCTAACTACCCCTTCCCCTGCTATCAGGCCGACGCTATCGAGTTCATCCGGAAACACGGTCACGAATACGACCTGATCCATGCAAGCCCGCCATGTCAGGCGGATTGCACGTTGACGGCTGGCACCAATCAGCGGCTAGACAAGGGCTATGTCAACTTGACGGCTGAGACTCGTGATGCCCTCATGGCCACGGGCCGCCCGTGGATTCTTGAGCAGCCGATCGGCAAGGCCGAGATGCGTAGAGACGTGATGCTCTGCGGGCTGATGTTCGACCTGAAAGTCTTCCGTCATCGCCAGTTCGAGATGCACGGGCTGCTGATCGCCGAGCCTGCGCACCCCACTCATAAGGGGCACAGGGTCAAGGGGTGGCGACACGGGCGTGTACACGACGGCGACATGGTTTCTGTGTACGGCTCTGGCGGATACAAGGGATCGGTTTCCGAATGGCAGGACGCCATGGATGTGCATTGGACGGATCGCCGGTATGAGTTGGCTCAGGCGATCCCGCCGGCCTACACGGAATACCTTGGCAAGGCTGCCTTGCAGGCGATCGCCTAGCGAGGGATGATCGAGACTGCCGCGTTCATGTACTGCGCGGCGCGAGCCGCATCATGCTCTGTGGGAAAGGTGAACGCGTCGCCGGTGTCAGGGTCGAACACTTCCCGCCCTGTAGCCATATCGCATACGGCAAACCCATTGGGATGCGCTTGGGGCGCAAATCGCGATCGGCTGCTAGCCGCCTGCACAAAGCTGCCTTTTCCGTGTACACGCTTGATGATGCCGTGTAGTTGCAAGATCTCTAGGGCTCTTACGACGGTTCCGCGTGACGCGTCAAACTCAGCCACCATCTCAGGCTCCGATGGGAGCTTGCTGCCGTCAGGGTAGGTCCCTTCAGCGATCTGTCGCCGGATGGCCCACACGATTTGCACGTACTTAGGTGGCGACCAATCGCCTTCGGTGATCACGTTGACGCTCCCCTGCTCGACTAGTCGTCAGTCTACTCGTTCCCAGCAGCCGAGGCTGCTACACGCTGTGCGGGCTCCCGTTTGGTGCTCTGATAGGCCGGCGAAAAGCGGCCGTTTTTCTTGACCGGAGTAACACCGGCTCCGGCTGGCCGGCTGCCGGATAGCTTTATGGACGTGGGGGGCGACGGCCCCGGCTGGAAGGGCGACGGCCCTACCGGTTTCGGTGTGGTGTAAGTGCGCAACACGGCTCACGGAGAGCAGATGCGGGTTCAAATCCCGCCACCGACGCATAGCGGGATGGTGCAGTGGCCTAGCACGGGAGCCTCATAAGCTTCTATTCGCCGGTTCGAATCCGGCTCCCGCTACGGAGAGAGATGGTAAATCCGGGCATGCACTCCCGGTCCCGAGTAGCGCTTAAATCGGGCATCTCTCAAGCCGCCCTAGCTCAGTGGTAGAGCGCCGGTCTTACACACCGGGTTGTGCGGGGTTCGATTCCCTGGGGCGGTACGGGTGGCGCTGGTAAGTACAGGACCCCACCTGTCCCCCCCCGTACGGGGGCAGCGCCTAACGCCGCTCTGGCCCAACAGGTAGAGGCACACGTCTTAGGAACGTGATGAGTCCGGGTTCAAGTCCCGGGGGCGGTACGCGTGCAAGTCCCGTTCGTCTATTGGTAGGACGCCAGGCTTTCAATCTGGTAGGGCCGGATCGATACCGGCACGGGGCACAAAGCAGAGCTGAACACGGACTGACCATCTGTCTAGGCTCGCTTTAGGGGGCAAGCTCATGGTGAGCCCCGCCCGACTCCCCGGGGTGGTTCCTATGGGATAGGGCGGTGGGGCGGTTCGATTCCGCCTCCCCCGCGTTAACGGACGTTAGCTCAACTGGTAGAGCGCTCGCGTGAAGTGCGAGGGGTTCTAGGTTCGATTCCTAGGCGTTCGGCTGGGCTGGCTCACGGTTGCGTGAGGTTGCCCCTTTGCTCGGGTAGTTCAAGTTGGTTAGAACACCACCCTGTCAAGGTGGAAGATGCGGGTTCAAACCCCGTCGCGAGCGCTCCCCCTTTTGTCGTGGGTACACGAGCCAGCAACAAGAGGGGCCATTGGCCTATAGCTCAATCGGCAGAGCAGCGCCCTGTTAAGGCGTAGGTTCCGGGTTCGAATCCTGGTAGGCCAGCGAGAGCTAAGGCCCGGGTTCGATCCCCGGTCCGCCCTTAGGTGGGTGGGTGGTGTAGCGGAAGCACATAGCTCGTGCTTAGGGGCCGTCGCGTAACAGAGCGGCAAGCGCGCGGGGCTTCAGGCCCCGTAGCGGGGGTTCGACTCCCCCCGGCTCCACAAAGCGGGTTCGCCTACGTCTGCCTTGCTAGCCGGCGTGGCCGCTAAGGCGTGTACACGCGCCCGCCTACACGAGCAACCAGGTCCAACGAAAGGGGGTGAGAGTGTGGCTGGCCAGGGTCCAGCACCGAAGGAAGGGCGAGTAAGACGCAACGCCGATTCCGTCGATCCCATCACGCTCACCGACTCCCCCACGGACGCCCCCAAGCTGCGCGGCTACGCGAAGTACAGCGCGGCTACGCGCGCATGGTGGGACACGTGGGCACAGTCTCCGCAGGCTTCCGCGTTCGCGCCTACCGACTGGCAGCGCTTGATGATGCTCGCCCCGCTCGTCGAGCAGTACCACGCGGAGCCTAAGCCGGCGCTTCTGTCTGAGATTCGACTCAACGAGGAACGGATGGGCGCGACGGTCGCTGACAGGCAGCGCCTACGCATGAAGCTTGAAGGGCCTAAGGAGAATCGCCCCAAGCTTGCCCCGGTGTCGGACATCGCCGACCGGCGAAAGAGCTTGGAGGACTAATGCCCGATGTGAAGCTAGCGAGCGTGATCAACGTAACCCGCCTACCAGGCGGGTTTTTTAGTTTCACGATCGACGGCAATCCGTTCCCGTACACGCTGACGCGGATTGATACGACGCTAACGCCTGGCGAGGAATCGCCTTACATCACTGTGCAGATTCCTGCCGACCGTATCGAGGTCATCAACCAGGCTTACGACGATTAGGAGACAGGGTGCCGTACGCCCCTGACGGGCGTTGGACGGCCCCTGAGTTCAGTCTCGGCTACCAGGTAATTGACTGGATCGAGGCTTATCTAGTCCACGGCCCTGGTGACGTTCAGGGACAACCGATCGTGATGGACCGCGAGTATTCGCGGTTCATCGTGGACGCGTACGAGGTCGATAGAAAGGGCCGTAGGCGCACCACGCGGGCTTTCCTCTCCCGCCCTAAGGGGCGGGCTAAGTCGGAGCTTGCAGGCATGCTCGTGTGCGCCGAGGCGCTAGGGCCGGTGCGCTGCGACGGGTTCGACGCTAACGGAAACCCGGTAGGCCGGCCGGTCACTTACCCGTACATCCGGTGTCTTGCGACCGAGGAAAACCAGGCTGGAAACACCTTCGACAACGTCTATTACATGCTCACTGAGGGGCCGGTTGTCGATGCCTATCCAGGTTTGGACGTCAACCTTTCCAAGGTGAACCTTCCCGGCCCTGGGGGCGGGGAAATCGTTCCGTCGTCGGCGTCTTCCGCCTCGAAAGATGGCGGGAAAGAGACGCTTGCCGTTTTCGACGAAACCCACCTCTATACCACTCCTGAGCTGCGCCGCATGCACGAGACGGTTTCCCGCAACTTGCTCAAGCGCAAGGCGGCTGAGCCGTGGGCGTTGGAAACAAGCACGATGTACGCCCCCGGTGAGGACAGCATTGCCGAGCGGATGCACCTCGACTATCTGAAGGTCGCGGAAGGGCTGCTAGAGCATCCCGGCCTGTTGTTCGACCACAAGGAAGCTCCCCCGGTTTCGATCCGGAACAAGGCCGAGCTTAAGAAGGCGCTCAGGTACGTCTACGGCCCCGCCGCCGAATGGATGGACCTTGACCGCATGGTCACCGAGCTACAGACCATGCAGGAACACGAGGCGCGCCGGTACTTCCTTAACCAGCCGACAGCCACGGCAGACCAGGCGATCGAGAAAGAAGCTTGGGATGCGATCGAGTCGGCCGAAAGGCCGTCACCGGGCGAGCAAATCGCAATCGGCTTTGACGGTTCGATCAGGTACGACGCAACGGCGATCATCGGTGTTCGCCTGTCTGACGGCCTGGTTTTCCCGATTCGGATCTGGGAGAACCCACACACGTCGGAAGACTGGGAAATCGACGTCCTAGAAGTTGACGCAGCCATGGCGGAAGCCTTTCGAACTTATCAAGTCGAGTGGCTGTATGCCGATCCCGCGTATTGGCAGGACATCGTTGGCCGGTGGGCTGTCGAATTCGGCGACAAGGCCGTATTCGAGTTTTGGACCCATAGGGACACCGCTATGGCGAATGCGGTTGAGCGATTCCGTACCGGGATCGAGACTCGCCAGATTTCACACGTGGGCGATGCGACGTTGACCCGCCACGTGCTGAATGCAAGGACGCGCGAGGTGCGTGCCGGCGTTGTGCTGCGGAAGGACACAAAGCGGTCTAAACGGTCTATCGACGCATGTATGGCCGCCGTTCTGGCGGTAGAAGCGCGAGCAGACGCAATAGCCGATGGCCGCCTGCGCAAGCGCAGGTATCGGGCCATGAGCTATTGAGAGGACACTTTGGCTTTCATTGATCCTAAGCCCCGCACGCCGATGGAATGGATTTTCCATCTTGAGCGTGAGCTAGCCGTGCAGTCGGCCGAGACTCGCCGGTATGACGACTATTACGAGGGCCGACACAGCCTGTCGTTCGCTCAGCAGAAGTTCCGCGAGGCGTTCGGCGGCAAGTTCGACGGCTATTGGGCGGACAACTTCTGTTCGCTGGTCGTCGATTCTGTCGCCGAGCGGCTTCAGGTCGATGGGTTCCGTTTCACGGAAGATCCCGAGGCGGACGCCGACGCGCTAGATATCTGGCAGCGGAACGGCCTCGACTCCGACAGCGACGCTGCCCACACTGACGCCCTGGTGCAGAAGGCCGCGTACGTCACGGTGTGGGGCGACAGCGACGGCGAACCGGTCATCATCCCGGAGAACAGTCACGAGATGGTCGTGTCTTACGTCCCGGGTTCGAGGCGGCTCATCCGTGCTGCCCTGAAGCGCACGGTTGACGAGTGGGGCGACGTCCACGGCACCCTTTGGCTTCCTGGTCGCGTGTACACGTCCACGTTCCCGGAAGGTCAACACTCGTGGAGCGACCCTGAGGAGTTCCCGAACAAGCTGAAGCGGGTTCCGGTGGTACCGCTGCTGAACCGGCCCCGGCTGAACGGCAAGGCGCACTCTGAGCTTGCGCGGATCATCCCGTTGCAGGACGCCGTCAACAAGGTGATGGTTGACGCGCTGATCGCTAGCGAAATGGGAGCCTTCCCGATGCGCTGGGCGACCGGCTTGCCCCTTGAGGACGACGAGAACGGGAAGCCTCTCCCCCCGCCCTTCCAGGCGGCGCTAGACAAGATGCTCCACAGTGAGAGCCCGGACACCAAGTTCGGTCAGTTCTCCGTGGCGGACCTGTCGAACTATGTCCGCCTGGTCGAAGCGATCATTCAGCACATCGCGAGCGTCAGCCGGCTGCCGGTGCACTACATGTTGCAGCAGAGCGGCCAGCCGCCGTCCGGCGCGAACATCAAGAGCGCTGAGGCTGGTTTGGTCGCGAAGGTCAAGCAGCGGCAGCGCACCTACGGTGAGGCGTGGGAGAACGTGATGCGGTTGGCGTTCGCGGTGAAGGGCGACGCCCGCCAGCACGCGCACAACGCAGAGACGATCTGGCGTGACGCCGAGTACCGCAGTGAGGCTGAGCACATTGACGCCCTGCTGAAGCTGTCGAGTCTGGGCGTACCTCAGAGGCAGCTCTGGGAAGACGCCGGCTATAGCCCCAGTCAGATTGAGCGGTTCGAGGCGCTTAAGGCGCAAGAGTTGCTTGATCAGCAGATGCGCGCTGAGCTGGGGATTCCTGCGGCTGCGGATCAGCCGGCGAGCCCCGCGGGCGACGACGCGGATACTCCGAGTGAGTCCGGTCAGTCGCGCAAGGCGATCGCCGAGGCGGCGTGATGGCACTCGCTGAGGACCTGGCGCTCGCGCGCCGGGCGCAGTCGCGCGCACGGCTCCAGCTCCGTTCCAACCTGGTGCGTACGGTCCTGTCTCTCTGGCGCGGCCTAGGCCGGTGGGATAGGGCCGACATCCCGCGCTTCGCTCCGCAGGCTGCACGCCTGGTGAGGGCCGGGCAGCTCCAGGAGGCGCGCCTAACGCTTGGCTACCTCGACCGCGTGTCTCGTCTCCGTACTGGTCGGCCGTCCCCCACGGTGCGAACCGATCGGGTGCCCGGCAGGGCCAACGGTGCGGACCTTCAGGACGTGTACACGCGTCCGTTCGTGTGGACGTGGAGCGAGCTGGGCGACGACAAGCCCCTAGCTGACGCCGTCGATATGGCGGCGTACCGGCTACAGCGGTCCGTGGAGACGGACCTTGAACTTACCGGCAGGAACACAGCCGCAGCCGTGATGGAAGCCGACAGGCGAGTTACCGGCTACAAGCGTGTCCTCTCGGACAAGCCCAACCATTGCGACCTGTGCGTGATCGCGGCCACGAACACGTACAAGCGCGGTGACCTGCTGCCGATTCATCCGGCGTGCGGTTGCTCGGTTGAGCCCATCTACGCAGACGGCGACCAGACAGAAGCTGAGCTAGACGCCCGCATTGAAGCGGCGTACCGGCAGGCCGCCGAGCGTACGCAGATTGCCGTGCTCGATCACGGCGAATACGGCCCCTATCTACAGGCCGCGTAAGTCCCTCCCCCGACATGGGGGTTTCTCTCTTTCCGACATGGAGTCTCCTTTTCATGGGTGAGCAGAACACCAACCCCGGCAACGACACTGACACGCAGGCAACCGACATGGGCGCCGGCACGGACAACGTTGACGTCGCTGAGCTGATCAAGGATCGCGACAAGTGGAAGCACTTTGCGCGGGAGCATGAAACCAAGTGGCAGACGCTCTCTAACGAGCTGAACACTCTCAAGGCTGCTACGCAGACCGAAGCCGAAAGGGCGATCGAGGCTGCGCGCAACGAGGGCCGCCAGGCTGCCGCTTCCGAGTACGGCGGGCTTCTAACTGCCGCCGAGCTGGAAAAGCAGGCCGCTAAGGCCGGCGTCAGTCTCCCCGACCCGAAGTTCATCAATCTGTCGGCTCTAATGAGCGATGGTGCGCCGAACGGCGACGCTATCGCGGCGTTCATTGGCACCCTGCCCAAGCCTGCCTCTGACGGCTTCCCTCAGGAAGTGCTCAACAACGCCGGGAACCGCGAGGGCAATAAGCCCCGTCAGCTCACCCAGGCTGATCTCCACAACATGACTCTTGAGGAGATCAATGCTGCCCGCATGGCCGGGCAGCTCAACGACCTACTTGGAATCAGTTAACCCCTAGGAGGGTTCCTTTTGGCTATCTTCCCGTCCCCGGGTAATCGCGAAGTTCGGTTTATCCCGGAGATCTGGACCGCTGCTGTCTGGACTGAAATGCGGTCTAGGCTCGTCGTTGGTTCGGACCTGGTTTGCAACCGCGACTATGAAGGTGAAATCCGGGACGCCGGCGATGCCGTTCGCATCCCGACCCTGAACGATCCGGACATTGAGGATTACGACCCGACTGTAGGCTTCTCCGGTGATCCTCAGGAGATGACCGGCGGCAAGCGGACGTTCGAGATCGAGGAAAGCAAGGCTTTCCGCATTCGCGTTGACGACATCCACAAGGCGCAGAGCCTTATCGGCTCCAAGTACATGAACGAGGGCGTTGCCCGTGCGGGCCGGATGCTTGCCGAGGCTTCCGACTCGTACGTTGCAGGCAAGCTGGTAGCAGCCGCTACGGCGCAGAACGCCGTCAAGCCTGGCCATCTTCAGACCCTAGATCTCGCGGCTCAGCCGGACGTCATTTATGGGAAGTTCGTTGACGTGAAGGTTGTCCTTGACGAGACGGAGACTCCGCTTGACGGCCGGTTCGCCATCATCACTCCCGCCCTTCATGGTCGCCTGCTGCGCGATGACCGGTTCATCGATGTGAGCAAGTTCGGTTCCAACGAACCGATCTCTAACGGTGTCGTGGGCAAGTTCCTTGGCTCGTACATTCACCTAACCAACGCTCTGCCGGCCAACGTTCACCTGATCGCCGGCCACCGCATCGCTACCACCTTTGCCGACCAGATCGTTAAGACCGAAACGTATCGCAGCGAGAAGTTTTTCGCCGACGTCGTGAGGGGTCTTCACGTGTATGGATCTAAGGTGATGCGCGCGGAACACATTGTCGTCGGCCAGGTAGCCACTCCGTAAGCAGCCCTTTTTTTAACCGCTGCTTGCAAGTTGGCAGAACGCGGGGCGTTCGCGCCCCGCGTTTCCTTTAAGGAGTTTCCTGGTGCTAGCTGAACTTGCCGACATTGAGGCAAGGATTGGGCGGACACTCACACCTGATGAGAGCACGGCGGTAGCAGCTCTGATCGAAGATGTATCCGGGCTGGTGTCGGCGTACATCCGCCGCGATTTCAGCATCTACGAGAACGACGTGATCGAGCTGGAAGGGCTCCCCGAGCGGGAGCTGAAGCTACCCGGCTCGCCTGTCGTTCAGGTGTTTCGGGTGGAGATGGACGGGGCGGAGGTCACGGAATACAAGCTGATTCGCGGCTCTCTGTGGCGTCGGTATGGCTGGCAGAAGATTCCCGGGGATGCGATCCCCTCGCGAATCATGGTCACGTACACGCACGGCTCTCCCGCCGTGCCGGCTGACGTCAAGGCGATCGTGTGCAACGAGGTTATGCGGGTGCTTGGGAAGACTCCCGGGCAGACTTCCGAAACGGTCGGCGAACACGCCATCACGTATGAGCCTGGCAGCGGCGATGTAGCGCTTTCTAAGGGCGCGAAGATCTCGCTTAGTCGTTTCCGTCGCCAGACCGGTACGGCTTCGCTGAAGCGGCCTTAGGGGGCCGCGCATGACTCTCTATCGGGACAGCGTTGCCGTGCTGCGCGCCGAGCTGATCGACGGCCCCTATGGGCAGGTCCGGAGTTGGGCAACCGCCCGCACCGTGTACACGGCCTTGCGTGCGAGCGTGCAGCCGTCACGGGATCGAGGCAACGACGCCGACGACATGCCGGGCAGGGAAACCGGCGTCACGGTCTACCGCGTGTACACGGGCCGACAGGCCGACGTCCGGCAGTCAGATCGGGTCCGGTACGGCGGACAGCTCTACGACGTCGTAGGCGTCTCCCTGGTGTGGCCGGCCGTGGCGAGCCGCCAGGCGTACACGACTTTCACCATGAGGCGGGTCGATGGCTGACGTAGACGTAGACGTTTGGGAATTCAAGCTGGGCAGCCTGGTCTATGAGAAGCGGGTTGCTAAGGAGTTGCTAGCGACTGCGAAGGAGATCGGGCTAGAGGCGTACAACATCGCGCCTAAGCGAATGCCGCTCCACGAATACGCAGCCTCGATCAAAGAAGAGGTTGAGATCACGCCTGTTGGTCCTGTCGCCTACGTGTCGGCTGACGTGGACGCCATCAAGATTGAGTTCGGCACCAATGACACGCCCAAGTTCCGCCCACTGGGTAAGGCGTTGGAGGCTAAGCGGATCACGTGATTTACGACCCCATCAAGACGGCGCTCGCGGCGCTGCGCTCTCACGTGACGGACGTTCCGGTTAGCTCTGATCTGGTCGGCCACAAGACGGGTTCGCTACGGCTCAGGGTTTCTCTGACGGGCATGACTCCGCAGATTCGCCGGCGCTTGGATCGCGTCACGTTCGATATCGACGCCTACGGCCCTTCCAAGGATGCGGCTGTGGCGCTCGCCATGGACGCCCGTTCTTTCCTGCTGTATTCGACGCCTGCAACGTCATGGGGCGGCGTCGGGATTGCCGACGCCGAGGAAACCCTAGGGCCGCAGGACCTTGACGACACCGTGAGCCGAGAACACCGAATCGTGTTCAGCGTCGCTCTGTACATGTTTGTGAGGAGTTAGCTTGTCCAAGATTGACGGCGATGCAATCAAGTTTGCGCCGAATGGCCGCGTGCTTACTGCCGCCAAGAACACTCCCCTGCCGACCATCCCTGACACCGTGGCCGAGGCGTTCAACGACTCGGCCCCTATCGCGGGCTGGGACGACCTTGGTTACGTGACCGAGGACGGCGTAACGCTTACGCCGACTCTCACCACGTCGGCGTTCCCGGTGTGGCAGTCGAGCGCCCCGGCAAAGGTCACTGTGACTGCCGCTGGCCTTGATTTCCAGTTCGCTCTAGCCCAGTGGGACAAGGAAAGTACGGAGCTGTTCTTTGGTGGCACGTGGGGTGCAAAGGACAGCACTTCCGGTCTAACCACCATGACGCTTCCGAGCAACCCGGCTCTACGCGAAAAGGCGTTCCTGATCCTGTGGGGCGACCTTGACGACGTCAACGGCCTATACGTGCCCCGAGCGATGATCTCTGACCGCGACGGCCTGACCATCGGGAAGATTGACCCGAGCATCCTGAACATGACCTTCCAGTCGCTTGACGCTTCCGGCAAGCTCGCCGACATCGTCACGACTGCCGATATCAACGGCACCAGCGGTGGCGGAACCACGTAAGCCCCTTTTTTTGCTTTGTCTTTGCAAGTTGGCAGATCCCATCTACTGAGGAGTTCCATTCATGACCGCTAAGGCTAAGGCCGCCGCCGCCGAGGCGAACGGCGCGCCCGTTGACGTCGAGTATGACGGCACCGTGTACACGGTACCGACTCCGATGAAGTGGCCTCTTGAAGTTCTCGACATGCTTGAAGAGGGCAAGTTCACGCGAGCGCTAAAGGCCGTACTTGGCGGCGAGCAGTACGACGCGTTTCGTGCGGCTAAGGCTCGCACGGTTGAAGACGCCATGAAGCTGTGGGAGGCGATTTCCGCCGCCTCCGGCGCTGGCAGCACGGGAAACTAGTCTGGCTCGCCCGCACACTGGGCGAGCACTTTTCAGCGGTTGAGTCGGACCTACAGCGCCATTACGGCGTTGACCTACTCGACCTGTACCGGGGAAAGCTCAGCATTCGGAAGCTGCTTTCCCTGCTTTCTGGCCTTCCCCGCGGTTCGGCTCTGCATATCGCCACCGAGGGCGAATCTGCCACGTGGGGAACCAACGACTATCTGATGGCGAACGCGGTTGACCATCTTGCCGCCGCCAATTGGTTGTTCGTCCAGGCCAATTCCAAGAAGGGTGCGAAGAATCCGCGCCCCGACCCTGTGCAGCGTCCGGGGTCCAAGAAGAACGACGACACAGCCGATGACAGGCGTTTCGCTTCCGCTCAGGAGGTACGCGCCTTTTTGGCGCGCCTGGGGAGGTAATGGCGCTTGGCACAGACCAAGGTCGGCGAAGCCTATGTAGAGATCTTTCCCCGGCTTGCTAGGGATTTCGCTAAGCGGCTTCGCGACGACATCGAAAAGAAGCTTAGCCCGCTGGGTGACGACATCGGTAAGAACGTCGGTGCGTCTCTGGGCGACTCGATCGGCGAGTCTTTCTCTGAACGGTTCGGGGATCACGCCTACGACGCCATCAAGGGGCTTGACCTAGGCGGCGCCGGTAGCGGCGTCGGGGAGCGCCTAGGCGACCAGGTTGCGGAGGGTTTCCGGGACCAGGTCGTTCCTGGCGTGGAGCGTTCGGGCGTCGAGATCGAGACGACCCTTACCCGCCACTTCGAGCGGGCGGCCATCAGCGCCGACCGTTCCGGCCGGGACATTGACGCGAGCCTGCGGCAGCACCTTGCTAGCGCCGCCTCAGGGACGTCAGCCCTTGCTAAGGGTTTCGGTTCCCTGGCGTCGTCGGCCGTTCTGGCGACCGGCCAGTTGTCCGCGACGGCCGGCGCGCTGGGCGCTGCCGCGCAGAGCGCTCTTGCGCTGAGCGCTGCGATTGCTCCCGCCGTTGGCGCGTTCGCGGCCCTGCCTGGCGGCTTGCTTCTGGGGGCCGCCGCGCTCGGAACCCTGAAGGTCGGTCTAAGCGGCGTCGGCGAGGGATTCGCAGCCGCCATCAGCGGCGACTACCTGACCTTCATTGAGGGCATCAAGGATCTTCGCGGCGCAGCCGGTGAAGTGGCGTACGAGCTGTTCCAAATGGCCCCCGCTTTCCAGGGGATCAAGAGCGCCGTTCAGGATGCGATATTCGCTCCGCTCGTCGGGGAGATGTGGGATCTACTCCCGCTGCTTAACGCCCTTGACGACGGGATGACCGGCGTAGCTCGCGTTTTCGGCGAGGTAGCCCTAGAGATCGTCAAGTTCGGCCAGGACGTCCAAACCGTCTCCGCCGTTGATTCCATCTTTCATTCGCTGCGCGACTCCATCGCGGAAGTCGTGCCCGAAATAGACATTCTCCTAGCGGGCTTCCGAGACGTGGGCGTGGTGGGGGCCGGCTGGCTTGCCAGCCTGGCCCCGGGCATCGCCGACGCGGCGAATGAGCTTGGCTGGTTTCTGTACAACGCTGCCGCTTCTGGGGATGCGCTGCGTTGGATGGAAGAAGCTGCCGAGGTCTTCCGTCAGCTAGGCGCGATTATTGGCGATGTCGTCGGCATCGTGCGCGCTCTATTCCGCGCCATGAATGAAGCCGGTGGCGACGCCCTAGGCGTTCTCGGCAGCCTGGTTTCCCGGGTTCGGGAATTCCTCGACAGCGCGCAGGGGCAGGACACGCTTGTAGCGATTTTCACGGCTCTAGCCGACATCGGTAGCGCCTTGCTTCCGGTCGTTACTGCCCTCGCTCTGGGGCTCGGTTCGTTGGCTCCGACCATAGGTCAGATAGCGCAGCTTATCGGCCCGATCCTGACGACTGCGGTAAACGCGCTTTCGCCCGCCCTAGCGATTCTAGGTCCGGCGCTGGTAACCGTCTTTACCGAGCTTGGATCGGCCGTCACGATCCTTGCCCAGAACGGCGCGCTACAGAACATCGCGAGCGCCCTAGCATCCATTCTCATTGCCGTAGCTCCGCTGCTGCCGCCGCTGGCTCAGCTCGTGTCGCTGCTGCTAGAGGGGCTAGCCTACGTCATCACTACGTGGGTCGCTCCGGCCCTGTCGCAGCTCGTCACGTGGCTTTCCGACGCGGTAAATTGGCTAACAGGCACGGGCCTTTCTGAGGACATGTGGCTGTCGCGAACTATCTCGTATATCTACGAAACGGTAGCGCCGCTCTTTCAGCAGGCTTGGGAAATCATCCAGACTGTAGCCAATGACCTGGTTACGTGGTTCACTGAAAATCAGTCCACGGTTGAGGAATGGGGCACAAAGCTAGAGTCGATCTTTTCCCGTTTGGGCGAGATCATCTCAGGTGTTTTCGAATTTATAGCTTGGGCCTGGGATAATTTCGGCGGCCCCCTGCTCAACATCATCGGGAATGTCTTCACCGGAATTCTCGGCGTCGTAGACGGCATACTCACTGCCGTACATGGCGTGATCGAATTTATCCTAGGCGTGATCACCGGCGACTGGGAACGAGCCTGGGAAGGTATAAAGACATTTGCCGAGGGAATTTGGAACGGACTGGTCTCGATTTTCGAGACAATTTGGAACAATTTTCTTGAGCAATTCAAGGCGATACTCGCGCTTTTCGATGACGACTGGGAAAAGCACTGGGAGCAGTTTTCGCAGTTCGCAGAGGATATCTGGGATTCAATCGTCGATTGGATTTCGGACCGAGTAGACGATATCGGAGATATTCTCGATTGGTTCGGCTCACTTCCCGGGAAATTCTCTCAGTGGTTCGGTGAAGTGAAGAACGCAGTCGTATCGCGTTTTAACGACGTACTTTCCTTCGTGCAGTCGATTCCAGGCCGAATCACCGGCTTCTTTTCGAATGCCGGGACGTGGCTATACAACGCCGGGCGTGAAATCGTAAACGGCCTCTGGAACGGAATCGTATCGCTCTGGAATTGGGTCGTTTCCCAGTGGGATTCGATGGTTACCGGGCTGATCAACACCGTTAAGTCCATTCTCGGAATCGCATCACCGTCCAGGGTGATGCACGAGATGGGCGTGTTCCTAGGCCAGGGTCTAGCGCGCGGCATCACCGCGTCGGCCCGCCTGGTCGACCAGGCCGTGACCGGCCTAGCTGAGGGCGTCACTGACGCTTGGGGCTCCCCCGAGCTGTCCGTGCCCGCCTGGCAGAACCCAAGTGTAGGCCGCCTACCTGCGACGACACCCGCCGCGGGTGATGGCCTGATCACTAACGGTGTGGCCGGCAACGTCTACCAGATCGACCTACACGCGATTCCCACCGTGCCGACTGAGCGGCAGATCGTTGACGCGCTCGACTACGCCGACGCGCTCTATGCAACCACCTAAGGAGGGGTGACTACATGGCACGTACCAGGGTCGAACTAGCCACCCCTGCCGACGTGGCTTCCGGCTCAGGAGGCGTGTACACGTCTTCGTACGACCTGACTGCCGGGCAGTTCTCCGTGCTGCCCGGCATGAAGGGCTTCGACATGCCGTCGTACGAGATGCGGTATGACGAGCTGGCCGCGATTGACGGGGCGTACCTGCGTAGCGTCCGCGCCCCAGCGCGCGAACTGTTCATCCCCATCTACATGGAAGCCGCCGGCCGCCTGGAGTTGCTAGCGCTGAAGCGGGGTTTCCTCGCCTCCATCAGCCCCGTACACGGCTCATGCCGAATCACGCTCACGGAAGAGGACGGCTCCAGCCGCTTCATTGACGCCCTGTACTACGACGGCGCACGCGGCGACGAGGGCACCGACGTGTCAGGCGTCTCGTGGCTCAAGTGGGGGCTGATCTTCCGCGCCCTCGACCCGTTCTTTTACAGCGGCGCACCGCAAACCATCCGGTTCACGTCCGGCTCACTGGAGCTGAACCCGTTCTTTGGAGACCCGTTCCTTAACCGGCCGTTCCTGAACAAGGCGCACTCGCTGAACGGCGAATCAGAGATCACCATTACCGGCGATGTGGACACATGGCCAACGTGGACGATCCACGGCCCCGCCGATGGCATGACGTTCACCCGGCAGGTAGCCGGGCAGGCCGATCAAAGTTTCACCTTGGACATGTCGCTGTCCTCGACGCAGGCCGTCATCATCGACACTCGCCCTCGATCCAAGTCCGTCGTTGACGCGGAGACGGGCGAGAACCTGTGGAGGTTCCTAGGCCCTTCCCCGCACTTGTGGCCGATCTCTCGCGGCGTCAACCGGGTTCTGATCGAGGTTGGCGGCGTCGGTGGCGAGACGTCGGTGAGCCTCACGTATAGCCCGAGGTTCATCAGTGCCTAAGTTCTTGATCGAGGTACGCGACGGTTTTCTAAGGCGCGTCGGCGTCGTCGAACAGTACACATCCGTTCAAGTCATCAGTCGTTTTAACGGTGTCGGCTCGTGGACGCTGACAGTGCCGGCCGACTCGCGGGAGGCTGAATTACTCCAGCCTGGCGGCGGCATCATCGTGTGGGTTGACGGTGTCCCCCGCCCGGTCATGTCCGGCCCCATGTCGTCGGTCACCCACTCGTGGGACGCCGACCAGTCGGGTGCCGGTCAGATCGTGTACACGGGTCTGTCTGACGAAACGCTGCTGTGGTCGCGGGTGACGCTGCCTGTACCTGGGGCGCCGATCAACGCGCAGACGACCGACCGGTACTCAGTCGCCGGTGCGGCCTCGCTGGTGCTCGCCGAGCTGGTGAACGTGAACGCCGGTCCGAATGCCCGGCTGGATCGTGTCATTCCGCAGCTACAGGTTTCGTCCGTCGCCCTGGGGGCGAGCGTCAATGTCTCGACGCGGTTCGATGTGCTGGGCACCAAGCTCGCCGAGGTTGCCGCCTCTGTCGGCATCGGTTGGCGGCTGCGCCAGGGAGCAACAGACACCCTCTTGTTCGAACCCTTCGTTCCGCGTGTACACGACTCGGGACAAGTCACTTTCAGCCCGTCTGCGGGCAACCTTGCGGCCTACCGCTACCGGATCAGTGCCCCCACGGCTACACGGGCTGTGGTGGCCGCTCAGGGTGAAGGGCGGGCTAGGTGGCTGGCCGAATACGACTCGACGCCCACCGGCTATGAGTGGGCGCGTACGCCGATTGAGCGGTTCGTTGACCGGCGAGACATCCCGGTAGCGCGCGGCGCGAACGGCTCTCCCGTGAACCCTGATGACCCTTCACAGCCTGCCGACCCGCAGGCACTCGCCGAGCTGGATCAGGGGGCCGCTGAAGCGCTCGCAGAATCGCGAGAGCTGGGCGAGCTTTCCGTGACGCCGATCGACTCGGACATGTTCAAGTACGGCGCCAACTACGACGTCGGCGACGTCGTGACAGTCGATATCCGAGGCAACGTCATCACGGACGTTCTACGCGAGGTTCAGCTATCTGACGGGAACGACGGTCCGCGAGTAACGCCCGTCATTGGCACCGATGGTGCCACGGCTACGCCTGGCCTTTACCGCGAGGTTCGTCGTATTTGGAATTCGATTCGCAAGCTAGAGGCTAGGAGGTAGGCGTGTCTGAACGGTCATTCCCGTTCGACGGCGGTCAGGGAGCGATTCTCAATGAAACTGACTGGTCGGCCATGGCGTCCACCTGGCAGGATGACGGCGTAGCCGACGTTCCCAACGGTGACGCTTTGCGGGTGGTGTCGGAAGAGGTCGCAGGCAAGCTTGTGGTTCGCTCTGGCCGAGCGTCTTTCAAGGGGTTTCATTACTACCTGGACACGGACACAGAGCTTTCCTACATGCCGAACACTGACGCGACGCTTGCGCGCCCTGATCTCGTTGTGCTGAGACTCGATTGGGGCACTAACAGGGTCTATGTGGCCATCAAGGAAGGCGTTCCGGGCGGGCAGACTCCGACACCGGATACGGCTGGCCAGACGCCGGAGATGCCGCTAGCGAGCTACGCGGCCCCCGCCAATTCTGGCCCTGTGCTCGCGTCGCAGATTATCGACCTGCGACCGTACGCGGGTGGTCGTATCCGCGTGGCTCGGGACACTGATGTTGATTTCCCGGATGGGACGATCTTCTACAGCACGGCCACGGGTACGTTTTATGGGAAGACGCGGCCGGCAGGCTCGTCTAGTTCGGTGGTTTCGCCGCTTGCGCCGTTCAATGAGATCAGGCGACGCAGCAACAATCTGGCACTTACGGCCAGCGTCGCCTCAGACTCAGAGCTGACAATTCCTGTGGATCGTGGCGCTTTCCAGTACGAAGCGCAAATCTTCTATCAGGCTACGGTTTCTAGCGGCTCCATGACTATCGACCTTCTGCTTCCAGCCCTAGGGGCATCGGGGAAGAATCTCGCTCAATACGAATTCATTAATAGCGTGAACGCAAACCTTCAGGTGGGTTGGTCTTCTTCGTCCACAGGGGTGTCTGTCAACGCTGGTGCGAACGCGGTCAACTTTCCGAGGGGCGTACACATCCGTGGCTCTTTCGTCAACACTGCCGGCTCCGCAGGGAACGTGACATTTGGGTACTCGGGTAACGCCTCTAACCCGTTCACGATCCTGGCCGGAAGCTATCTAACTGTTCGCAGAATCTAAGGGGGTTATCTATGGCTGAGCGTTCTTACCCGTTCGACGCGGGCGAGGGTGCGGCTATCAATGAGCTGCAATGGTCGTACATGGCCCGCGCGTGGCAGGTGAACGGCGTTGACGCTCCCGGCCCTAGCGACAACTCCCTGAAGGTGGAGGCGACTGGCCAGCCGTTTACGCTCCTGGTGCGTTCCGGCCACGCGAAGCTAGCCGGGTTCCACTACCACCTAGACGGCGATCAGACGGTGTTGTTCGAGGCGAACCCGAACGCGACCGTCCGCATTGACCGGCTGGTGCTTCGCCTAAATCGGGAAACCAACACGGTTGCCCTGGCGGTTAAGAAGGGGCTTCAAGGATCGTCTACTCCCCCGGCCCTTGATCGCTCGTGGGAGAGTCCAGAACTTCCCCTCGCGTACTTCACGATACGAGCGAACAACGACACGATCGCTCCGGCCGATTTGATGGACGCCCGGGAGTTTGTTGCCTCAGGTGTTCAGATGCTTCCTACCGCGCCGGCGTCTGCCGGTGCGCGGCAACTAGCTGTAGGTCAGATCGGTTACGACCCCGCAGCCGACAAGTTCTATGCGCAGGAAACGGATCGCAAGTTTGAGTTGAGCGCCCCGCCTGACTTGAGCCCGTACCTGACTAAGACGTCTGCCGTGAGCACGTACCTAAGCAAGACCGATGCGGCGAACACCTACATGAAGACGGATCATTCGTACGGCACCGTTACGCCTGCTTCTGGATGGTCGAACAACTCTGGCCCGTATTGGTTCCGCATGGGCGACGTCGTATCCGTAAACGGCATCTTCTCGGCTAGCCAGAACTCGGCTGAGAGTATCGCCGGGTTCTTCCCTCTGAGCATGATGCCGTACGGCGGTAATCATCATTCGGTCGGCTATGACATGGCTTACCAGCTATCGACGTGGGTTCAGATTGGCCCCTGGTACGAGAATGGGGCTTTCACCAAGTGTTACATCCAGATTATCGGGCCTCGCAATCCCATCCAGGGTGGCGGGCATCTGATCTCGGCAACATTCCCGATTGTGCGCGATGACTAATGAGCCCGGGTTCACCGTAACCCTGAAGGACGTTTACGAGGAGATGCGCGACCTTACATCGGAGGTCCGCACTCTCACGTCAGAACTGAAGGAATCCAGGAAGACCGACGAGGATCACGAGCGGCGCCTACGGATTGTAGAGCGCTGGATGTGGGGTTTGCCCGTCGCGTTCCTGACTGCTGTCGGTGGACTGCTGATGGCTCTTTTGAAGTAAGGAGGCGTTCCCGTGGCTACGGCTGCTGAAGTTCGAAAGATTGCCCGTAATGAGATCGGCTATCGCGAGTCGGGCGTTAATCACACTAAGTACGCCGATCAGGTTCCTGCCCTGCGCTGGGCGCAGAATCAGCCGTGGTGCCACACGTGGATTTCGTGGCTGTTCCTGAAGGCGAATGATCCCGGCATCGCGCCGGTAACGGCGTCGTGCCTGGCGGGTGTGCGCTGGTTTAAGGACCGAAACCAGTGGCACACCACGCCCAAGGTTGGCGACATCGTCTATTTCGGCCCCGGTGGGGGCACGCACGTTGAGCTTGTTGTGGGCGTGTCGTCTACGCACATCACTACGGTTGGCGGTAACACGTCGGGCTCGCTCGACGGCGAGTATTTCAACGGTGACGGCGTCTATGAGAAGGATGTCGCGCGGAATTCGGGCCGCATCTACGGCTACGGTCGCCCGCGCTACGACACGGACGCCGACAAGACGTCTGTGACGCCCTCCAAGCCCTCGACCGGTGCGAAGGTACCGGCCTTCCCGGGGAACCTGCGTAAGGGCTCTACGGGCTCGCCCGTACGGGTGTTCCAGGCGCGCATGAAGGCGCGCGGTTGGCGGCTCTCGGTTGACGGCATCTACGGCTCCGACACTGAGCGGATCGTTGAGCAGTTCCAGCGGGAAAAGGGCCTCGCCGACGACGGCGTTGTTGGCCGGAAGACGTGGCGCGCCGCGTGGCTCGCGGAGGTGACCCCGTGACGCACCGCGCGCCGGTTGGGCGCGTCCGGCAGCTCGTCATCGCGGCCGTCGTCGCCGGCCTGGTCGTCGGCGTCGTGCTGGGCGCTGCCGTGTGGGCGATCGTCGGCCTAGCCACCTGATCGAGTCAGGGCGTGTACACGCTCCCGATCACTCAACGTCACAAATTCTCGAGTCCGCGGTTTACAGAACCGCAGGTCGCTAGGTCGCCGACAAGGGCTGGCGAGCGCGAACAGTAACTAGAAGGGGGGAAGCTTGGCTGTCGTCTACCGGCTCACGCTCGACCAGGGCGCGACCTTCCGAAGGGTCTTCCGATGGCTCAAGGAAGGCGAACCCGTGGATCTCTCGGGCTTCACTGCCCGCATGGAGATCAGAGACAAGGTGGGCGGGCGGCTGCTTCACCGCCTCGACACCGCCAACGGCGGAATCTCGCTAGGTGGTGCCGAGGGGACGGTGATCCTGCATGTGCCTGCTGACGTGTCGTCAGCGTGGACCTGGCGCACAGGCACCTATGACCTAGAGCTTGTCCAGCCGACCGGCGAGGTTATCCGACTTGTTCAGGGTGGCGTGCAAATCAATCCAGAGGTGACCACAGGTGTCTGATCTGATCGAGGTCTATACCGGCGAGGTGATCGCTGTGGAGAACTTGACTGACGTTCTTGAAGCGGGCTATCTGCCGGGTGGCGCTCTCATCCCCGGCCCCCAGGGGCCGCAAGGCGAGCGCGGCCCTGAAGGTCCGCAGGGCCCGCAAGGCATACAGGGTCCGCCTGGTGCCGATGGCTCTCAGGGGCCAAAGGGTGATCCTGGCGAGCCCGGCCCGCGCGGCGAGCGCGGCCTACAGGGGGAGCCGGGAACGCCTGGCGCTACTGGCCCTGAGGGGCCGCAGGGACTTCCCGGCGTTGACGGCGCGAACGCCTATCAGCTCGCCGTAGCGGGCGGCTACACAGGCAC